TCAGCTGCTTTTTGGCACCACGTTGGCACCGAGCGCGGCGTTGATTGCTGCGGCGGCCCGGCTGTCGTCGCGCTGGAACAGGTGCGCATAGGTCGTCAGGGTCACCCTGGCGTTCTTGTGCCCAATGCGCTTCGCGATCGTCACCAGGTCTAGTCCGGCATCGACCAACATCGAGACATGGCTGTGCCTGAGATCATGGAACCGGATATCCGCCACTCCCGCATCTCGCCACTCGTGCGACAGGGTGCTCGGACGCCGCAGTCCGCCGAACGTGCTGGGAAACACCAAGGCATCGACATCTGGCCTACCGAGGCCGAGTGCGATGCGACCCTCGAGTTGCCGACGTCGGAGGTCTCGCAATACGTCGACTACGATGTCCGGCATGACCATCGAGCGTCGCCCAGCCTTGGTCTTCGGCTCCTTGGTCGTCGGCGCCTGTCGCCTGATTTCGAGCACAGTGTGCCGAACGTGGAGCAGCTTGTCGTCGAGGTTAATGGCATCCCAACGTAGCGCCAGCACCTCGCCCGCTCGCAAGCCGCAGAACAGTGCCAGCATTGCCTCAGCGCAGATCCTTTGATCTCGCAGTTTGGCCACGACACCGTCGAGCTCGTCCTTCCCGATGATCTTCATCTCTTCCGGGGCATAGGCGGGGGAGGTCTCGCCGTCGCGACCCGCGACGCTGCGAACGATGAGGCCGTGGCGGACTGCATCGCGCAGCGCGCGATTGAGCACGGTGTGGGCGTTGCGGATGGTGCCCGCTCCTAGGCCGGAAGCGAGAAGCGCGCGGTGCCATTGCTCGACGTCGGCGATGCTGAGGCGTTGAAGAAGCGTGCTGCCGATATGGGGGGCAATGTAGAGCCTGAGCATGTCCCGGTAGCGGTCGGCAGTGTGCTCGCCGATATCGCCAGCGGAACGCCACATTTCGATTCTGGTCCGAATGTGGTCTGTGACAGAGACGCGGGTCGGCGCCACGAAACTTCCCTGGCCGACGGCGGCGAGACGCTTGGCTAATTCGAGCCGGGCCTCCTTGATGCCGACGCAGCGCACGGTCTCGTAGACGGTCTTGCGCTTACCGTTCGCGTCGGGCGCGAGATCAAATTTCAAGCGGTAGCTGGTCTTGCCGCGCTTGGTGATGCTTCCGGCGCTCATTGTGCTTCTCCCTCGGCCTTGGGCTTCTGCCACGTCTCCTCAGCCCACCAATGCCCGATGAGCTTGCGGAGATTCAGATCGCGATAAATCGAGCGCACCAGCATGGCGCGATCACCGCTGAGGTGGCCGAGCAGATTGTCGGGACTGCCCGCGCGGTTGACCAAGTTGAAGACCTGCGTCGCCACCGACATCCCGAAGTAATCAGCATACGGGTCTGTCATGCCGGCCCGCTGTAGGGCTGCGGCGTCCGCGGCGAGCCGGGCAGGGACCTTGACCGGCTGGTGGCCTTCCTTGGGGATGATTGTCGCGATGGCGTGGTGCAGCGCGACCTGATTGAACGCGGAGGTGTCCAGCGGTTCCCCGGACCGCTCCTGCAGCTCCTCAATTATCAGCCCGATGAGGTTCGCCAGTCCCCGCGCTTGGGCTTCGATCGGATCGCGCGACGCGAATGTATCTTGCAGCCGCTCGCGGATCTCGTCCGTTCGCGACCAGGCAATCTTCATCTTCTTTGCGCGCCCGGCCGCCGCTTTGTCGATCTCGTCGATCTCGCTCTGCCGCATTCGAATCGACACCGGCACCATCGTCTCGCCGTGGCGTGGCTTCGGTCCGTGACGCTTGGTGTCCCGTTTGGTCATGATCCCTCCGTGCTTCACGTATACGAGTTGTAGTTACTCGTGTTGAAAGAAACAAGGAGGAAAGGCATCTATTCGGGGGTCGAAACCAGTCGAGAGGACGAGACGTGAAAACCAAAAGCAAGGCGCGACCGGAAAGAAGCGCCAATCCTACCGAGCCAATCGCCTACGCCGCCGGCCGGTTGGGCACAGGCATAAATCAAGCATACGAAGCAGGGCATCGGGGCGAGATACCGGTTATCCGACTTGGCCGGCGCATGCTCGTTCTGGTCGAGCCCTTCGAGCGCATGCTGGCGGGCGCTTCCCGCGACGCCACTTAGCCCGGCGCCCGACGACTTCTCACCCCTCCCCCTTCTAAACGCCGGAAGCCGGTCAAAAAAATGGCCGGGCGCGCTGCAAACGCGACACCGGCCAAAAGGAACAAACCACATGTCCGTTACGTCTTCCGAGTCCGCGCCGCAAGCAGTGTCGAGTCGTTGGATTGCCGACGTCGACAAGAACACGCGCGAGGTGCTGCGCGTCCAGCTGACCGAGTACAAGGGCTATCAGCTGATCCAGTTGCGGGTGTTCTACCGCGACGACCGTAGCGACGAGATGAAGCCCGGCAAGTCGGGCGTCTCGCTGCGCGTCGAGAAGCTGCTCGAGTTGCAGGCGGCCATCGCCAAGGCGATCGATGCGGCCCGTAGCGAGGGGCTGCTGTAGTGCTCGACGGCGCGGACGTCGCGCGCTGGATCGATATCCCGCCTCCTGAGCTCCGGTTCGCTATCGCTGATCTGATACCGGATGGGTGCGTTTCGCTCATGGCCGGCGATGGCGGCGGCGGCAAATCGATCCTGATGCAGACGGCGGCGACGTGCATTGCCCTCGGCCAGACGTTCCTCGGGCGCACCGCCGCGGCAGGGCCGGCTTTGTACCTCACGGCCGAGGATACCGATGCAATAGTCCACGCGCGCCAGGCGCGCATCAACCGCGCCCTTGGCATCGGGATGGCGGACCTGGCCGGCAAGCTGTTCGCTCACTCCGCGGCGGATCGGGATTTTACCCTGTTCGCCGGGGGTGAGGAGACCGTGCTCCTTCGTGCGCTGACCACGGAGATAGCTGCCTACGGAATTCGGTTCGTTGTGATCGACAACGCCGCCCTCACCTTCGACGACCTCGAGATAGATCGACGGGCTGTGTCGACTTTCCTCCGCTCGCTGAACACGCTGGCGCGCCGGACCGGAGCCGCTGTGGTGCTGATCGCCCACACGTCCAAGTCGAGTGATAGCACGTCGGCTCGGATGGCGTCGGGCAGCACGGCATGGGTGAATGCGGCTCGGGCTGGGCTGCTGCTCAAGACCGTAGACGACGGCGCCGAGTTGACGTTGGCGAAGGCCAATTATTCAAAACGTGGCACCAAGATTGAACTGCGCTGGACGGACGACGGCGTCCTGGTAGCGGTCGACCAGCCAAGCGGCATGGTGGCCGATATCGACGCCAGCAACGACGACAAGATGGTGCTCGCGCAGATTGCGGCGCGATGGGATGACCCAACCGTCGAGCCGCTCACCAGGACGAAGCACGGCGGCGAGCGATACCTGCCCGGCTTCATGACCCGCAAGCACGGCTGGGCAGTCAAGCGCACCGAACGAGCGATGCTCCGGCTGGCCGATGCCGGCAAAATCGCTACGGCCCGGAAGCGCGACAAGGACATCGACGCGATGGGGCTTCGACCTTGTCGGGGATAATTTGGGGAGATGTTGAAACGCGGGAGATAATTTCTCCCAAGCCCACGTTTTACTTGCGTTTCCGCCCGGGAGCTTTTGCGGGGGATTTCCCCCCATACCCCCCTAGCGGCCAAGGGGGCCGCTTCGCTGGGCTACGCGGCTCCCCCGGCCGGTCGAGATGGCCGGGTTGTTCACGCTGATGGCCGACGTCGCCCCCGTCAAGAAGCGCCGCCGCCGAGTTGCCGCGGCGGAACGGGAGCGGCGTCGCGCCAACTCTCTGGCGGCGTGGCATCGCAAGAGCGACGGCTTGGTCGTCTTGTCGCTGGTGCTCAACGAGATCGATTTGCGCGAGGCGCTCGTCGCGGCTGGCCGCCTGCATCCGCTGTCATCGGACTCGCGCGCCGTTCTCCAAGCCGCGCTTACGGAAGCGATCCGCGACTTGATTAGTGTCGATGGCATCGGCTTTCCCGCGGCCTCGGTAGACCCGACTTGACCGGTCAAGTCGCGCCGCTTCGAAATCTGCGATCCTGTGGCATGTCGAATCGATCTAACCCGAAGGCTGGCGATCTCGCCGCCGCTGTTCGGAGAACCCCAGAGCACGAAGCCGCGGAGAAGCGGCTCCGCAGCCTCGACCGCGAGCGCCAGGCCGTTCGGCTGAAAGTGGCTGAGATGAACGCCAGCTCATGGACCGTCGCCATGGGCATGAACGACGCCAAGCGAGACTTGATCAACGAGGGACTCGCGCTCGATAGCGACTTCGCGCTGCAGCGCGCCACGCTCCTCAACCTACGGCGCCGGCACGGGCAAGCGGTCGCCGCCGCGCTCGAGCCCCACCTGCAGGCCGCCGTGGCGCGGGCCTTGGAGCTGGCGGCCGAGCTTGGCGCCGCCGTCGAGCGTGTGAATGCCTTCCGAAACGAGGCCGCGCGCTATGGCGCGTCCGGCACACCGGTCGCCATCAAGGGGCCGCTGGCGATGATCGAGCTGCCGCTGAGGGCGCTGATCAAGAAGGGGAAGAGGCCATCGTGACGTTGCCCCTCATCATCATCGCCATGCTGCTGCTCGCCGGCGGGTTGGCGATCGGCGGCGTCTACCTGCTGACCAGTCCAGCCTGGGCGATGCTGGCCGCCGCGGTCGTGCTGCTCGGCTACGCGATCGTGCTGCGCGCGGGTCTGGCCTAATGGGTAAGCTCTTGCAGTCGCTCACGCAGGCCATCACGCCGCGAAGCAAGTCGCTCTCGATGGTGCCGACCGCTCCCGGTGATCGTGGCTGGTTGCGAGTCTTCGAATCATCCGCCGGCGCCTGGCAGCGCGGCATCACCGTCGACCGCGCGGCGGCGTCGATCTACTTCGCAGCGTTCGCCTCCGAGACCCTGATCGCGCGGGACGTCGCGAAGTGTCGCGTGAAGCTGATGCAGCGCGACGGCGATGGCGTGTGGTTGGAGGTGGAGAAGGAGCCATACTCGAGCCTGCTGGAAGCGCCGAATTCGTACCAAACGAGAAACCAGCTCTTCGAATATTGGGCTTTGTCGAAACTGCGGCGCGGGAATGTTTACGTGCTGAAGGTGCGCAACGGGCGACGGGACGTTGTTGAGCTATGCGTGCTGAATCCCGATCGCGTGACGGTGCTGGTAGCGAGCGACGGCTCGGTGTTCTACCAGTGCGCGACCGATGAATTGGCGGGGCTGCCCGAACAGGTGACGGTGCCCGCGAGCGAAATGATTCACGACAGGTTTAATACTTTGTTCCACCCGCTTGTCGGCGTGCCGCCCATCATTGCGTATGGACTGGCGGCCGCTCACGGACTGTCGATTCAAGAGCAGTCGATTCGGCTGTTCCGCAACAACTCACAGCCGGGCGGCATCCTGGCCGCACCGGGCGAGATCCACGACGACACTGCGGCGCGCATCAAGAAGACTTGGGAAGACAATTTCACCGGTGACAACGCGGGCCGCGTCGCCGTAGTCGGCGACAACCTGAAGTACGAGCGGCTGGGCTTTTCTGCCGAGGAGTCGGAGCTCATCTCCCAACTCAAGATGACGGCCGAAGTAGTGTGCTCCGTCTATCACGTTCCGCCCTTCATGGTTGGCGTAGGACCGGAGCCCGCCACCAGCAGCGCGCAGGAACGCACGTTGAGATATTACACGCAGGCCCTGCAGTCGCTCATGGAGGACGCCGAGTCCTGTCTCGATCGGGGCCTCGGCTTGCCGCGCAACCTCGGCGTCGAATTCGACGTCGACAATCTTCTCCGCATGGACTCGGCGGCGCAGGCCGAGATGCTCGACAAGGCCAAGGGCTACCTCACGCCGAACGAGGGCCGGAAGAAGCTCGGGCTGCCGAAGGTGGCGGGCGGCGACGACGTTTACAGGCAACAGCAAGATTTCTCGCTGCAGGCATTGCAGAAGCGCGACGCCCGCGACGACCCATTCCTCACCGGCGCCGCGGTCGCGCCACCCGCGTCTGGGAAAAGCGCTCCGGCGCAGATCGAAGCCGGCGGACACCCGGGCGGCGGCGCTGGTCCCGTCGCCCGGCCCCGCTCGACTACCGCTACCATCATTCATGTCGACGGCGCGCTCAACGATGCGATGTCGGAAAAGGTGGTCGGCGAGATCGAAGCGGTGGCGGCCGACCAGCCGATTGAGATCTGGATTAACAGCGGCGGCGGAAAGTTCGGTGTGGCGGTCGATATCTGCCGAGCCATCGAAGCGCACGCTGGCATCGTCACGACGGCTGTGGTGCACGAGGCCTGCTCTGGCGCGGCGCTGATCGCGATGGCCGGCGATTTGCGCCGCATCAACCTGGGCGCCACGATCATGGTGCACGACGCCAAGTCGCCCGACGGCAGGTCAATAGCTGAAGGCGGCTCGGCCCTATGTGCGGAAGCAATATCGGAATACAGCACGCACCGTTGGACAGTCGACGTCGTCCGCGAGTGGATGCGGCAGGAATCAACCTGGGATGCAGAAGGCGCGGTGCGCGCCGGCTTCGTCGACTTCATCCATGATCCAAGCCGGCCGCCGGTCGATCTTGCTGCGCCGGCCAAGCGCCCGCTCTCGAAATGGCTCGCCGACTTCCGAAGGATCGAGCGCCAGATATTGGAGTGGGAGAAGGAGGCGCGCGCATGAGGATGCTCGGGCCTCGGGTGCGCACGCTCGACACGTCGGTCGCACGGCCGCCGGCCAAGGTCGCTGACCGCTTCTATTCGAGCCCGGAATGGATCGCCTTGCGTGACCGCGTGCGCCGTGAGGAGCGTGGCCGATGCTCGACGCCCGGCTGTCGCAACCACGGCTTCTATGTCGACCATCGCACCGAGATCAGGGACGGCGGCGCCCGGCTTGATCGTTCGAACTGCCGTCTCCTATGCGCCTCCTGCCACGGCAGACACACCGCTGCGGCACGCGCCGAGCGCGCTCGGAGGCCGACATGACCACGGGGGGGCATGTCGCAGTCCCGATGCGATTGGGGGGTAAAGCCCCCGGGGGCGCCCCGCGCGCAATTTTTTCGGTCGTCCGATTTCACGGCCGACGCATTTTTGATGGGAATCGGAGTTCACGTCATGGCCGGGCGACCGCCCTTCAAGCCCACATCGGCACTGCGACGCCGCGTCGAGCTGCTGAGGGCTGACGGATGGCCGCTCGATCGAATCGCCGCCCAGCTCGAGATCGCGCAGAACACGCTGAAGACGCACTTCGCGGCGGAGCTGGAGCTCGGCGCCGACCGGGCCCGGATGGAGAACCTGGAGCACGCCGCGAAGGCCGCGAAGCGAGGCAACGCGACGATGATTCGATGGCTGCAGGAAAGGTTCGATCGGGCCCGCGCAAGGCTGCAGCTCGACGATCGCGCCGGCATAGCCGCCGAGCCACCGAAGCCGGAGAAGCTCGGCAAGAAGCAAGAGCGCCTGAGGGCCGCCCGGGAGATTCGGGGCAAGTACGCGCCGCCACCGCCGCCGGCCAAGCTGCATTGAGGCCGCTCATCTGGTCGACGGCATGCGTGGATTGGGAAGCGCGTATCGTCGATCGGCGGTCGCTGATCCCGTTCGACCCGCTGTTTCCCGACGAGGCTGCCGCTGCCTTGGCGGTGTTCAAGTCGCTGCGGGTGGTGTCGCTGCCCGGCCGGCCGACGTTCGGCGATTGCGGAGCGCCCTGGGTGTTCGATTTCGTCGGGGCCATCTTCGGGGCATACGATCCCGTCGCGGCGGCCCGGCTGGTCAACGAATTCCTGCTGCTGATCAGCAAGAAGAACATCAAGAGCACGATCGCGGCGGGCATCATGGTGACGGCGCTGGTGCGCAACTGGCGGCCGGAGGCCGAGGCGTTGATCCTGGCGCCGACGATCGAGGTGGCGAACAACTCCTATGGCCCGGCCGCCTCCATGGTGCGCGCCGACGAGGAGCTGTCCGACCTCCTGCACATCCAGGACAACTTCAGGAAGATCACGCACCTGACCACCGGGGCGGCGTTGAAGGTGGTCGCCGCCAACGCCGAGACCGTGAGCGGCAAGAAGGCGCCCTTTGTCCTGGTGGAAGAGCTGCACGAGTTCGGCAAGCAGCCGCGGGCAGCGGCGATGCTCATGGAGGCGACCGGCGGTCAGAGCGCGGCGCCGGAGGGGTTCACGATCTACCTCACGACGCAGAGCGACGAGCCGCCGGCGGGTGTGTTCAAGGAGAAGCTCGACGAGTTTCGCGGCATCCGCGATGGCGAAATCACGGATCCCGAAAAGCTGCCGGTGCTCTACGAGTTCCCGAAAGCGATAGTCGAGAGCGAGGCCTATTTCGACCCGGCCAACTTCTACATCACCAACCCAATGCTCGATCGGTCGGTGCGGCACAGTTGGCTGGTCAAGAAGCTCGAAGAGAAGCGCCGTCTCGATAAGTCGGTGCTGAACACTTGGCTCGCCAAGCATCTGAACGTCGAAATTGGAATGCGGCTACGCGCAGATCGATGGCCCGGCGCCGACCATTGGGAGGGCGCTGCCGAGACCGGCCTCACGCTGGCCGAGCTGTTGCGTCGCAGCGAAGTCGTCGTAATGGGCGGCGACGGCGGCGGGCTCGACGACCTGCTCGGCCTGGCCGTGCTCGGCCGCGAGAAGGAAACCGGCCGCTGGCTGCTGTGGTGCCGCGCATGGTGCTACATCGGCGTGTTGGAGATGCGGAAGGAAATCGCGGCCAGACTTCGCGATTTCGAAGCCGCTGGCGAGATGCGGATCATCGACCAACTCGGCGATGACATGGACGATGTCGAGGCGATCGCCAAACAGGTGGTGGCCAGCGGGCTGCTGCCCGAAAAGGATTGCGTCGGTGTCGATCCTGCTGGCGTCGCCGAATTGTCGGCGGCGCTGCAGCGAGGCGGCCTCACTTCCGAGCAGATCGTCGGCGTCTCGCAAGGCTGGCGCCTGTCGGGCGCCATCGTGACGGCCGAACGCGGCCTCGCCGACGGGACGTTGCGACATGCCGGGCAGGCGCTCATGGCCTGGTGCGTCTCGAACGCGAAACTCGAGCCGAAGGGAAATGCCCGGCTGATCACCAAGGCCGCGAGCGCCAGCAAAATCGACCCCCTGATGGCCACCCTCAACGCCATCTCCCTGATGGGCATGAACCCGCAGCTTAAGCGGAAGCCGACCTATCAGGTCTTCTTCGCTTGACCCCCTCATGAAGGATAATCCCACATGGCCGACGCCAAGATCTCTGCACTACCCTTACCGACCTCGGTCAGGGACGCCGACCTCGTCCCGATCGCACAAGGTGGTGCGACGCTCGGCGCTCCTATCTCGCAGATCCGCAACACCTGGGCCGTCGCCACACTCAGCGACCTGAAGGCGCTCACCAACCGGCCCGACGCCGTCCACGTGAAGGGCAAAACCTCTGCCAACGACGGCTGGGGAGGAACCTTCGTCTGGGTATCGGGTTCCAGCACGACGGCCGACGACGCTATCGTGGTCCAGTGCACCACCGGCTCATCGGGTCGCTACAAGCGGCTCGTCGACGGGCCATACAATGCGAAGTGGTGGGGCGCGGTCGGCGACAACACCGCCAACGACACGACGGCGCTTCAAGCGGCGCTCGACGCTTGCGGCGCCGACGCGGACGGGGTTGCGCTCCCGCTGTTCATCCCGACCGGCACCTACAAGATCTCGAGCTCGCTGACGATGAACAAGGACGTCTACAACGTCTTTGGTGCAGGCCAATGGAACACCACAATCAACTACAACGGGGTGTCGGGCGGCTGCTTCGTCTCAACGAAGACGGATAACTGGTTTCCAACCATCACCGACTTGCGCATCCAGGGGAATTCATCGAGCGGCCCCGGCATCCTGTGCGTCACGTCCTCGGCGATCAACGGCGGCGCGTTCCGGAACCTTTCGATCTCTGCGGGCGGACCGGCGATCAAGTGCTTCGCCGTCTTCAGCTTCACGCTGCAAAATATCCACGCCGAGTCGATCAACGACCACACATTCCACATGGGCGTCGATGTCACCACGACACTCGACAATCTCTATGCCTACACCTGCGGCACCGGAAAAGCCGGTTACAGGATGGCCGGGTTCATCCACCTGCGCGAATGCAATGGTCTCAATCAGGGCGACTACTGGGGCGTCTTCGGCAGCAGAACGGCGGCCAGCGATGGCTTCCAGTCGGATTTTCCCGTCGACAACGACTATCCGGTGCTGATCTTCGACAACTGCAACGCCGAGAACTATGCCTCGGGCGCCGGCGGCACTTCCGCCTCAGCCATCCGCGTCGTCAACTTCTATCGCGCTTTCGAGTGGCGCGGCGGCAAGTTCGCCGGGCCCGCCACGGACTACCATTCCGTTATTCGCCTCTACGCGGGCGGTCAGGGCGATGTGCCGGTCTACCTCTCGCCGGGCTGGTGGTTGCCCGGCGCGGGCACGCGCACGGCGGACCTCTACACGGAGTTCGGCGGCGTCTTCGTTGATGTCACGGGCGTTCTGGCATGGGGCGGCACGACGACAACCTACCTCTACAACGACTCCTCGCTGACGCTGCCGACGATCGTCCGCCAGCCGCTCATCTCGGGAAGTACGACGCTGGATTACATCCCACGCATGAAGGCCGACACCATCACGGTGACGGCCGGCCTGTCCCTCACCGGCGTCAATCCCGATGATCTTGCGCTCAATGCTTCGATACCGACCGGCAACGGCTTCGCCCTTGTAGCAACCGGCAGCGCGACGGCGTGGGCCATGGGGCCGAACATCGGCCATGGCACGGGCGACGCGGGCTGGGGGCATTCGAACGGAACGGATGGTTGG